AAGTAACTTGCATAAGCTCTTCGTTCAATGCCTTAATAACTGGCACGTTGTTTTGTTTGGACATACTTTCCTTATTCTAATTGTGTATCTATTTTACAACGGCAATGACATAATTATATCACATGTTATTTATAAATACTAGTAAAATTGATTCTTTGACTGAATTGTGGTATAGCTTTAGGCTATATTCAACCTAAACGCAGGTAAAGTCACAGTTCCAGCAGTTGTACCCGGAAGGTCAGTTGAAAGTAAAGTAACACTAGCCATAGACCAAAGCACCAACCTAATCTTAGTACCAATTGCAAAATACTCACTATCCGTGGATACAACTTGCTCTGCATAATTGTTGATTAAATCATGTGCTCTTGCTGAATACCTATCAATAACCCAACCAGAACCAGTATTCTTCTCTAGGTAAAAATACATCGTCTTGTTACTAGCCGAAGGTAAAGCATTAAGTTGCATTGATAACGAATAACTTCCACTCTGAGTGAACTCAATTTCACCACTAGCTGAACTATAGGTAAACCCATCGTTGTATTCAGTTACTTGTGGCTTGAACACAGTAGGAACTGTAGGAAGAACAGTGTTAGTCAAATGAACCAGACGAAGGGATGGAAACCAGTTCTTCTTATCCACTCGAACTAAAAGTGAACCTGTAGTTGAACTCTGCGTTAGAACAGTAGCTACTTCTACGTTATAGTTCGGTTGTAGCACTGGTATATGCGTCAATTCTCCGGGGGTTATACCTGAGATATACAGAACAGTACCGGGAGGATAAGCTGAAGTATCAATCCCGTTAACATTCCCAGATACACAGATATAGCCGTAGTCATATGCTTCGATCCTACCTGTGCAGATACCTATGGTACTCTCAGTTTGAGTCTTAGAACTAGAAACTGTTAAACCAATCGTAGGCCAACCACCAAGAGCACCGTCAATATAACAAGCCTTTCCGTCAGGCACTGCTGTCGGATGATCGTTAAAGACACGCACCATTTGCTCACGACTCAAGCTAACCTTCACGTTAGAATCCTCGTTATAGTACGCTAAACAATGGTCGTTCTTGTCGTAGAATAACAGACCTTCTTTATGGGAAGGATCGTTAAGGTCAACCAAGAACTGCAACTTGTCGTGAACTTGACGTTCATTCTCGTCAGTCAGGATTAGATTATCTAGGTTGAACTTACGACCTGTATCGTCGTTGTATTCGTAGTTGATTGTACCGTCTGCTAGCTCTAAGTAGAACTCCTTGATTGTCTTTGGCATATTATTCCTGAATTTACTGGTTTAAAAGGCCATAGAACAGCCTAGGATGCGTTTGTTTAAGGTGAGGTATACCAATGTAGCCTACAGGCGGTTTAATGCGCTGTAGGTCCGTATAGGCTGTTCTAGCCAGTGTTCTCGACCAAAAGCGCTTCCAATTGTTTTCTGTAATTTATGGCTTCGTTTAAACATTGATCGCCGTATTCGTTTACAGAGAAAACTTTAGAATGTCGCTGTTTGTTCACTGTCAGGTAGGCTACATAACTTCCGTTATTATTCAAGAATACCCCTGTGGGAAGTTGAGTTCGCTTTTGAGAGATTGTTTTACTATCTGATTTGTATGTACCATAACTACTTACATAATCTTTAATAAATTCCAGTAGCCTTACATCATTAGTTGGTACATAACCATTATCAAACCTGTTAAACAGTGCTTTCATACCTATATACGGGATGTCTAGTGCGTTAGCTGTAGCATACTGTTTATTTCCAAGTAAATACTGCTGATAAATATCTAAAGTTCGCGATAGAACATCGTAGTTAGTACTAGGTAGGTCTAACAGGTGCTTGCTTAATACTGAATCCGATCTTTTGCGTATTTCAGTGTTAGTTCTAATTCTGTTAATATTAGCACTTGCGGCAGACGCCAAAGCGTTGTCAGATAAGCGTTTATCTTTAAATATTTCACTAACTCTTGATTTCTGAAAAGCAGTCTGTGGTAAACCAACTCTACCTACTGAGTCGCCACCTTTTAAAATATTCCAACCTATTGAAGCTCTCGGTCTAAATTTGCACTCAAGATAAGATGCATGTTCTCTGCTAGTTTTACATAGCACAGTGAACACTATATTTTCAATGCCGTATTTAATCATTGCTAAATGAACAACATCTTTCTTTTTACCGTGACTTGCGCACCTTTTATGCTGATTCCACCGTTCTTTATAATTACAAGATAACCCAATATATCCTTGAGTTAATGGATCATTATGATCTTTTAAATGTATCCAATATAGGTATGCAATTTTCATTTATTTCCTTAGTTAATGGAAGTTACTTGCTAGAAACGAAAGCAGGAAAGGTAACTAATCTTTCTTTTCAGCTGAGCTAATTACTTATCAACCTAGCTTTGTTTTGTTAGACGTTCTCTAAATTATCAGAAGATGTATCGTCACCAGAAACTGTTGTACTCGTGCCGATTCCTGTAGGACTGGCAAAACCAGCCCCCGATTTAGAAGTTGAACCTGTGAGTATTTCAGTCTGCGGAGGTAAATCTAAAGGTAATGGATCAATACCAACAGATTCACGTACTGCATTAAGTACTTCGCGGTCAAGTTCCAGTAAACCAGTACTAGAATATCGTTGGTACGATTTTGAAAGTTCCTCAAGATTTATGTCATCTAAGTTATCATAATCTAATGTGCCCATACGAGATATATCCCACGAATTGAGCGCATACGTCTGTTGAATTAACTCTTTTTGTAAAACGTCCCGAATTGATTTCAGCATCATTTCAGCAGCAGCGCCAGACATACTATTCTTCAGTGAACCTAAAGCAAATGAGCCCACTTGACTTTGGCCTTGTAGGAGAACTTCCGAAAAAAGACTGGTTACAATCGAATTCTTGTAATACTCTTTAACTTTGGAAATGTCAAATGCTTTCTTACCATCCATTGATAGTAACTCAAGTTTAAACATACTTTGTTTAGAAATTTCATCAAACGACATTGGCAAAATCATGGCGCTCTGCTGATTCATCTGTAAATTTCGCATAGCATTCTCGTAATACTGCCTGATAGCCTTTTGTGAAGGACTGGCATCTTCTGAGAGATACTGCGGAGGTAAATACAGCACTGGCATCCCGGAAACATCCTTAGCAATACTCGTAGCTTCTAAATCTTCAAGTGCTGTCAAGAATCTCCACGCCAAGTATGCCTCCCGTAATGGCGATTTACCAAACGGATCGCCTCGGTGTTTACCTGCGCGGAATAACATGACTTTGCTTCTTGGCAGTACAACTTCATTTTCAATGCGGTTAGCAAACCTGTTGTAGTTGTCAGTAACACCAGTTAAATTCTGCTTTACACCAAGAATATCATTACCGTCTGCACTGAAGATGAACTTCTCAATAGTCTCCTGTGCTCTAATCGGTAGTTTCTTCCAACCAATTAAGCCATCGTCGTATAAGCTACCATTAGATGGTAGGCGTTTACGGTAGACTTTCTCATGCACAGAAAAACCAAAGATATTCATGCTAAGTACATCACGGATGAACTCAGACCATGTGCCTTCCATGTCATGCATCATTGTCTGGAGAATCTCGCACTGTTTCTTTTCTTCTTCAGTAGCGTCTTTAGGTGGAGTGATGCTCCACTGAGCTTTACCAATGATGTTATCAAAGAGAGTCATTGCTGAGTTAATCGTACCGTGAGCATTCATTTGTTTGAATGTACGGATGGACATAGGCCAGTTCAACTCTCGCTTGAGGTCATCATTGGAAACTCCATTGAACACTTGCAGCCCTAACGCACCCATTTCACTTAGACGAAAACGGTCGGGTTGATCTTGGGTTAGCATACTGGCTTTAGTAACGGGTAATTTCTTGGTTGTAGCCACTGTTGGCTCCTTTTCTTGTTAGAATTTAAATGAAGGCAGTGGTTGGAACTGTTGTTGAGCCGGGGCTTGACTGAAGTTATAACCTTGGAATATAGGAGTAGACGATGAGGATGTGTCGATTGAGCTAAGAGAGAATTCGGGGAGTGTAACTTCACGATTAAGTAAGTAGAATGCGTCTGATGTAGCATCAACCAGATCGTCGTGATGTTTACCATTACCATCAAATATCTCTAACTGGTCAAAATAAACCTTATTCCAATCAGCATTAACAACCTGAACAAACCTCGCTTCTGTTACAGCAGCAAAAGGCTGAAAACGAACTAACTTTGATTTAACAGGACGTTGTAATTTACAAACAAAACCCATCTCAGACAACCTACGTTGCAAATCCCTAGCATAAGCCCCTGCCTGAGCATTAGGGTCACACGGCACTGACCACACTACATCATGACCAAAGCGTTGGGCCAGTTCAAATATTTTATTTTCAACATCATGAACTCTTGCTTGCATCGTATACGTGAACTCAACAGTATATACACTCTGTTTACTTTTAGACATAAGCACAAATGCAGTACTATCTGGTGACTTATTAACTTCGGATGGCGCTGTAAAAGCTAAGTCAATTGCCATTACACGTTTTACAGATGTAGCAGGAGGGTAATCTACAATATCAATATGATTTCTATGCCAATATCCACTTGATTCTTCCCGCGCTGTCCAACTACCTTCTAACATAATTAAACGCTGAACCCTTGGTAGCGACATCAAGTTAGATAAGTAATCAGTATTAGCTAGATATTTATTATCCCAGATGCGTGCGCTACAAAATCGAAAGCTACGAATACCACTAGCATTGCCAGTACCATAAATTGCTTCAGCTTCAGCACGAGTATCAAACCACTTCAACTCTCCGTTATTCCTAACGAAGTATCTTTCTATGTTTGATTTCTCTGGAATAGGTGTACCGTCATTAGGATCAAGATAAAAGTCCTGAATCCAGTGGCGAAGGAACGAGTTATAGTTAGGGTTAGTACAGAGATACATCTGTGGTGTGTAGCTGACCGCAGCATTACGCATACGACTTAGCAAGAACGTGATTTGTGTCTCAGTGAAGTCCGTAGCCTCATCAAATGCGACGAAAGAGTATTGTGCCAGTGTGTTCGCAAGTATTCGTTAAGTACTTACCGTCAATAACGACTGCTGCATATTACTGTGCAGATCAGACTATATCATATTCCCGTAAGGAACCCTGCCGTTTCGTTGCACTTGCAACTACAGTTAGTCGTTGGGCATTTAACACTGAAGTTAACCAGTGAATTTAGCAACGGATTGTCCTTATTAGGAGTTTCCCGTTTTAGACAGGTTATTCGATAAGAATTACTTCTTAAAGGGGCACTAATCTACCCTTGTGGTCATACGCATTACTTTCGTGTTGCATGTGACTGAATTTCAAAATACTTCCGTTCTCAAAGATGATCTCGTGTTCACGATGTCGAATTCTAATCTTATCAAAAAGACCAGTGTACATTTGTACCGCCTCTGACCAGATTGAACCCGGTGCGTCAAGCATTTTACTTGTACGTCGAAAAATACAACCTGTTGATCTTGGCACCATCATGAATTTTAAAGCTGTGATTAGTAGCGTATAGGTCTTTCCTGACCCTGCTGCGCCACCATAAAGTGTGATATCACTTGTTGAGTTAAGCGCATCTTCTTGAGGTTTACTTGCTGGTGCAATAATTTTATTGTCCATTTAATTCCTTTAATATATGTTCAAGTGCGTCCACAGGGTAACACTCGGTGTGTCCGTTACTTTGCATATACTGTGTCATGAACTTTTTACACAATCTTAATGATTTTAACTTCCGATGGATGCTTTTCTCAATACTCTGAGCTTCGGAACCAGTATTTGTATTCTTACTATAAAGTAGTACAGCTTCACAGTCTTTCGGAGTTTTATAATTAGTTCTTCTGATAGATAAGTTACGAGAGAAACCTAACTTCAACCATTCAAAATCAGGACAAGAGAACTTATATAGATATACAATACTTGGTTTTGTGTAATGTGAATCTCCACATTCATCACAGAGCCATGAATCATCTATAGCGTGATCAACCCTTAATTTCTTTAAGTGGTTACACGGAAGTTTGAATGTCCAGTAGCCATTCTCATGTTTATCTACAACTTCCAGCCCATTGTCTCTACAGAGTTGTTCTTTTTCTTCAGTAATACAATCTTTGCACTCAAATCTGCCGACAGCTACGCATTGTGCTGCAATCTCTTTTATATGCAGACAAGCGTTGAATCTGTATCTACGGTAAATACCACTCAGATTAGATGCCCCAATATAGGTCAAGCCTTTTTCAATTGCCGTTGCTTTTAAGGATTCTTCGTAACAGACTTTACATCTATCCGTGGTGCGATTGCTTACACTGGCGTAACGCATATCACTTTCGTGTCCGCAATCTTTGAACTTGTAGCGTCTGAAATTTATGTCTTTATTTTCTGCTTTACCTAGATAAAGTAAACAAGTTTCTTCAGCTTCCTTCTTTATTGCAAGTTCTTTACAGGCATGGCATGTAATATTATTTCGACGTACATGTGTTGGTTGAAGATATTGCTCGTGTCCACAACTCTTAAATAGATAGAGGTTATAATTAGCATAACCTTTACCGAATGTTTTATCTGCTTTGCTAAGAAGTGTTAAATTCACACTCTCAGCTTCTAACTGTTGTTTATTCATTATTGTCTCCCGATCACAACCCCCTTTAAGAACAAATAGCAGGACGAAGGGGAGTCGTCTTTTCGGTCGGCCAACCTAGCTACTGTTAAATCTTTCACTTATCTTCTGGTTTATCTTCGTTGATCATTCGGAGGGAGAACGTGGGTGTATTACTCTGCACCTCCACCCCCTCTTCATCTTCATCGCCACCAGCGTATAAATCATTCACTAACTCTTTATATGCATTCAGCAAAATAACCGCTGCTTTCAACTGATTAGCATGAGCGGCGCTGGAGTCTTTCATTATGGTTGCGGCAGTCATAATACTCTCAGATAAATGTGGTTTAATCTTACGAATTAACGAAAGCAGCTCTCCATTCCTGATTTCCCTACGACTCTTTTCCTTAATACCACGAATGCGGCCTTGGACATTTATCGCACTATCTATCTCACCATTATTATCTTTTCTAGCCTTGAACACCATACTTAATCTCCTTATCTCAGCGTAGAAACGCAAATAGCCCCAGCGGGGCATCTAATGTTATTAGTGCGGGTTACGATTCCCGCAGTTGATTTTTCGTACCAACCGTTGATAATAACGCCTATATTTACAAACAGATTTGGCAAGCTGTTCTGCGGGTATCAACCGCTGTTACGTTGCTACAAGATACAACGGACGCACAAACCGCACGACAGGCACCTAAGGTAGGTTCTTTACTATTCTTGGTACTACTGAAGGGTTTCGATCCCTCTTTCTCTGGATGAAATTTATTACCCTTTTTCAGATTATCTACGGCCCAAAGTGGCTGTAAATTACTCAAAGACCAACACTCTTTAAATTCAACACAATCATCTGAATGTATATTAAATGAGCTTACAGGTCTTATATGATCAATATGCCACTCTCCGTAGTTATCCCAACACATCCCAGATGTAAACAGTTTCTCAAGGTGCTTTTTTAATTGTTCATAAGAAAAATCAACAAGTAATTCCCATGACTTACTTTTTGTAGCTCCATTTAAAGAGCTGCGCATTCTTCTTGATATGTTTCTTGAGAGTTTATGCTTGTAATAATCCAAAAGTTTATAGGCACGTCTTGGTGCCGTTTTCTCAAAATTCCTTCTAGCTTCTATGGTCTGTGATGGTGCGGATTTAACAGTAATGATTTTGCAGCTTTTGCACACTGACTGAAGTTTGTCTTTGCTTTTATTATCTTTACAAAAGCAAGAAAGAGATTGCAGAGTTTTACAAGTACTGCAAATCTTTCCTTCAATCATAAAACACAGCCTGAACCTTACCACTTGGATTCATCAGAATGTCTAACTCCAGTTGTTCATCAGGGTCTTGCTCGTCTTGACCTTCAGCTACATCTGGATTCATCCATTGCTTAACCCGAAAGAGCAACTCCTTCGTTTCATCCTTGGTGTATTGGTTATTGTACTGCATTATGTACCTCGGGTTTTATTTGTTATTGTTTTTATTATCATGAGTAGTAAACTGAATCTACTACTGTTGCTTATTAGTGATCAACTCACCCTTAACATCAGGTACTCATGAAACGGCATCGACGCTGGATATAGCCGCCAGTTATCTTCATTGTGGACATACAACCACACCTGTGCAAATACCTGATGTTAAGGGTGCCAGTTACGCGCTGGCTATGCGACAGTTCAATGGAAGAGTACATACGTTTAATAAGAAGCTAGACTTGTAGTTTTCTGTGCCGTAGCAGACTGAGAAGTGCATAGCACCAACCTCTTGCATATTAGCTAAACTACACCTTGGTTTCTTACTAAGAATTATATCACGGTAAACCAAGAAATGCTAGTTAAGTTTATATAACGTTAAAACTAAACGCTGTATCTGTTTGATCTCTAACGTGTTGCCTACATGTAGCAGTAAGAGATTCATTCATCTTAGACAGTTCTAGCCTTAGTTCTTTTATTGTAGCAATTAACGAATCAATCTCTGTAGAGTCCACCTTAATCTTAAAATTAATCTCTGTGTTATCCATAACTCTCCTTATTCAAATATACAATACTTCGTCAATATCTTACTGTACTTCAGTTGTAGCTTCAGTACACCCTGTCTTGCCTTGATGATATCATGCACGATCTTCTTGCGTTCAATCCCCTTTTCAAACCAAGATATAACATAATCAAACTGGTCAGTGCCGTGAGCTTGTATCTTGATATCCTTGGATAAGTTCCGGTGTGCCTCCTTGATTTGCAAAAATTCAGCCCGAGTAACTAACATCAGATTAACCAACCTATTATCCTCTGTGTCTAAGTTCCGGTGTAGAACCCTTTGGTAGTCCTTGGGGAATACACCGAAACCTAATGCGTAGGCTACCCTTTCGAGTTTCATCTTGGTTGTTTTCTTGGTTAACGAACAGAACACTACAACTAAACCGTCGTGGTCTTGCTGTAGGATTCGTTTGTTCTTGCGGTTGCGTACTTCACCAGTCAACGGATTGTACTCTAGGAGTTCTTTTAGTCTTTCTGGTGTCATACGTACCTTTCTGTTCGTTTATTTTGGCTTAACTACCTTACCCTTGGTTGTAACGGGTTGAGGACTCTGCGCTTCTTCTAGGGCTTTCTGTTCAGCTTCAAATTGAGCTTCACGATAATCTTCCCTGATATCAAAGCGTTCACGCATCTCGTCTGCATCAAGGTACAACTCCTTACCACTGATTACTTCCTTGATTTCATCTGCTGTCAAGAATCCCTCATATGCTTCATTCATTAGTTTCTCTGATGTCTTAGCTACGTGTTGCACATGACTCAATACATCTGCACCTTTACCACCAGTCCAAAAGGATACGTGGTGAATCAAGGCATTAGCTGAGTCAGTAACCACAACTGAATCGACGAACATCAGTAGGATTGAAGCTGCACTAGCACACTGACCTACTACAACTGCTACAGTATGTGCTTCTGTGGATTTAACAGCCTCTAGAAGTGTCTGCAATCCTGAAAGGGCACCTCCGCGACTGTTGATCTTGAATAGCACAAGATCGCTCTCTGTAGCGTTATCCATCATCTGAACTACTGCACGGTAATGTGAGGGCTCTACGAAGTCAGTGTCAATTGGAACAGTGTACTTGAATGAAGTATTAGTATCAACGAAGTATCCTAGTTGATCAGCTTGGACAGAATCCTCGTTGTAATCATCCTCGGAGTTAAGTCGTGTTTTTGTGAAGTTCTTGTTTAATTTCTGTAGTTTCTGTAGTTTTGTCATATTACCGACCTTTCTTGAATTGTTTATCTTGTTCAACCTGAGATACAATCGCAGTACCACGTTCATCTTCGAGCATTTCTTCCTCGAATGCAATCACGAATTCCTTCGTCAGTCCACTACGGCAAATATCCTCACGGGTGAAGTTCACGAACGATGAAGAACTGATGTTGTACTTCTCAGTTAACTTACGCAGATACCGTAGACCATTCATCCCGTTCTTAACGTCAGTCTGCATTCCAGTGTCATCACCACAGAAGATAATCTGTGAATTCTCACCAACTCGTGTTACCAGAGCTTGAACTTCAGGTACAAACAAACACTGTGCTTCATCAATAATAATGATAGCATCATCCCAAGATCGACCACGAATTGTTTCCAATGAACAAATCTCGATAGTCTCATTCTTGATGTGAATCTCAGTAGTAGCCTTACCCAAG